ACAACTCAACTAGAGGTGCAGGTCCAGATGCTCTACCACCAAAGGTCTTAAGTCTAGCACCAGCAGGACGTACAGCAGATACATCCCATTTAGGGATCTCACCAGCCCAGAGAAGCGCAAGGACTTGACGGAAGGCTTTAGCCCACCCCTCTTTACTATCTTTAACTACAATCACTGTGTCGCTCTCAAATAGCTCAGGAACCTCTGGTAGCTTCTGGATGAACTGACGCTCTACTGAGAAGCCTACACCTGTACCACACAACAAAATAAACATAGCTTCATCAAAGGACTTGGGGTCATCTACTGGTAAGTAGCTACAGTTGTACCCAGCAGTATTGTCACGGGCCAGTGCTGGACCAGCAGTCATCATAGCCCGCATAGAGGGCATAACTTCTAGGTTTAAGATAGCATCCCGTAGTTGATTTACATAAGAATCGTTACCAGCTTTAGGACGTACCACATTATCCATGTAGCGTTCTACTGTATCCCCCCAATCCTCACGGCCTTGACCGTCGATGTACTTAGCATAGCGAGACTTAGCAATGAAAGTCTGATAGTCTGTTGGTAGGTAATTATTCGTCATATATCTAACTCTCTTTGTTTAATTTCAAATCTGATAGGCGGTTGAACAGCGTCTATTCTATCGGACATCTGTTTTGGGCATCTATCTTCCCTCTCTTTAAAGTGCCTTGCTACGTTAGTACTATCGGCTGATGCAAAGGGCCACCTTCCCTTAGACAGTTTTAAGCCTCTCATCATGTGAACCCAAGGCCTAGCGTTAGACTTTTCTATAATATCCCAAGCCTCATCTGCCCTCCTGCACCAATCTGGTCCACCTACTTTCCAGTATTTCCCAGATGAACCAAAGCAAAACTTAGGGTAATTATCTATTATCTCTCTTAGCCAATCTAAGGATAGTCCCATGTGCCAAACCATAGCGGAGAGATGTTTAGGATAGGGCCAATCTGCTGCCATCTCCCTTTGTTCATCAACAGTGCCATCTATTACATCTGGGATTACAGCCCAATTAGCGGCATAAAGCTTATCATCTAACCAAGCTATAAACTGATCTTTCTTAAAAGGTTTACCCTTAGTGTAGGAGGAAAAGGCTCCATTATCCCACATAATGCTTTGTGCATTTTTAATAGACCAATCAGCGTCCCTTGGGTCTGAAAAAGAAATACACATATGCTTTCCTTTCATAGCTTCTATAGAGGCTTTAGGAGTTATAGGAGTTCCGTGATAATGTAGCATTTGCTCTCCACCATAAGATTATTGCGACAATAATAGTTGCATACAGTTTACCAAGAATGTTTCCAGCAGAAAACTCTAGTGAGCCGAAAGCTAAATAAACAAATAAGCTACTATCCACTATGGCCCCTACAACTCCCGAGGCTGCTACAGCAATGTGTTTACCCCTTTTTCTTAAGGGCGTATATACAGCTAGATCAAATAACTCAGCAGTTAAAAAAGCCACTGCACTAGCGACTGCTATAAAAGGGTTAGAGACTAACCAAGAGATAGTGGCTCCTACAACAATAGCTAAGGCAGACCACTTCCAATTAGTTAGTTCTTGTAACCAATCCCTCAATACAAGAGCTAGACCTATCATAAGAACCCCAGAAGGTGCCATCAAGCCAAATCCAACTGGAATAAGACAAGGGCCGTTATCTAAACAGACAGATCCAAAATTACCAATTAAGTAATTAGCAAATGGAACTGTAGCCATGAACAACAAAAATGCTACATACTTCATGTTATTACTCTTCATCGTCATAAGTGTTTCTTCCTCTCGCTCGCATTGTCAAATCTTCTTCTAACCAAACTAAACGGTCAATATCTGATCTAGCTATACCTATGTCATTTAACTCTTTATCTGTTAGCTGGTTAAGCTGCTTAATTGCTATTCTGTGTGTTCGCCATGTCGCAAGGTAGTTAATGTATCTCCAGAACCATGACATACCAGTCTTCTTCTTACTCATCGGTTGTCACCTGATCCTTGTAGTGTACCGTTCTTTACACGGGCATTTAACTTCTCCATGTTCAACTCAATAATCTTAATCAAGCTGCCACCAAAGATGTTAGAGAGAGCTACAGTGTAGAATAGTACGTCACCTAACTCTTTCAAGACTGCATCATCATCAATCCTGTTGTCACGAAATAGTTTCTTAATCTTCTCTGATACCTCACCAGCTTCACCAGTAAGTCCAAGAGCATTCTCAATTAGACGCTCCCGCCCCTTAGTAATCATCTTGTCTTCTACAAACTGTGAGTACATATCAATCATGTCTTTCATATCTTTCGCTGTAAGCATTACATCAACCTTCCATAAAATTCTGTGTGTGCGTTTCTGTTATCTTTATCGAACAAGTACCAAGCGCAGTTGTCTTTACCTGTCATCTTGCTACCTTCAATCCATTTAACTCTGCCTATACTTACGATCTTTGTACAATAGGTCATAAGTGCAGCAGACTGTTTAGTATGCGCCCAATCAGCATCAAACAACAACCAAGTTGGGCATATCTCCGTCCAGTGATCTATGAAAGCATGTAAGAACTTCCTTTCCCACGGTGGGTTAGTAATACAGAGATCAAGAACCTTATACTGACTACCAAAACTTATCTCTAGGGCATCCATTTGCTTGATGTCTGGGTGTCTAGGTTCTATGTCACAAGCGTATAAGCATTGCCCTATACCACCTGTTAGTTCGTGTATGTGGTGTATTAGTCTCCCGTCACCAGCACAAGGCTCTACATAGTCAAACTTCTCATATGGTAGGTGGGCTATAAGAGGTTCGACAGCTTCTATTGGTGTAGGGTAGTAATCTCTTGGTATCCTCTCAAAGTCACTACGCTTACCCATACAATTCTTTTAACCTCTTAAGTGATACAAACTCAGGCTCATAGATACCGTTGCTAATCTCACGCTTGATTACACAACCTTTCCACCAATCTCTATTTGCCTGTCCAGCCCACGTTTCTTCTGAGCCTTTGTAGCAACCCGCAACCAAACCGATAATCCCATTAGGGTGTGCGCCATCTTTAAACTTAAGATCACGTTTATGGCTATGCCCACAAGTAGAACTGTGATTACGATTGGCGAGTAAGCTATTAGCGTGATGTAAACCAGACATAGCTGAACCAAAATTACCACTACTAAAGAAGTGAGCATAAGAGACGCCATCATAGTCAGCGATAGCGGGGGCGCTATTAGTGTATTCGTGGTATTCGTCGAACCAGTGGTCTGTTTGAAGATGGCTGAAGGAAATCCCGTACTTGTCTCCCTGTAGTCTTGGCTCATGTGCGATAGCCTTTTTGATTCTATTCTCATGGTTCCCCTCAAAGCCAATCCAATATGGGCGTTTGTACTTACGTGTACTAGGTTTCTTCCGTAGACGATCCATTGCCTCATTGTAGCAGTTGATGTCTTGTTCGTAGTTCTGACTTACGATAGCCTCTGGGTAACGTGTGTCAAAGGTGTTAAAGGAGCGCATGTCAGCGCCATCACCTAAGTCAATTATGTAGGTAGGGTTTACCTCATAGATTAATTCCCCTAGCCAGTCGAAACGCTCATTCCCTGTTGAGGGATCTGAGTGAGCGCAGGAGAATACTACTGCTGTCTTAGCTGTCATATCGGGTATCCATTTCAAATTCTATTAGTATGGGTTCGATTGATCTGTAGAAGTGTTTCTGAAACTCATAGGCTGCATCAAAGGAGACAAACGGGATCTCTTCATCAAACATAACCTTACTTGGATTCCTTTCTTGGGGATCTTCTACTCTACAGTTTAACCAGTAATTACCATCTTCATCTTCGTAAGGGCCATCAAGAACACGATGGACTTTAATCAGGATTGTGTTAGCCACTCGTCGGGTATCCTTTTATCTGCGTACAAGAACCCATGCTTATTGCACCAATCCCCATATGTACTTTTTGCACCTTTGTATAACTTAGCCTTAGAATTAGAAAAGACAAACCTTATGTCAAGAAAGGGGTGCTGATCTTGTATGATTAAATGCTTCTTACGATCAGCTTGGACAAACCTACCTTTAGATTCTATGATGATACCGTTAGGCAGTTTAAAGTCAGGAGTGTAAGTCTTATTCTCAAGAAGTTGCCATTGTACCTTTAGCTTCTCATATTCAAACTCTACACCTCTGTCCTTAAGATCTTTAGCTATGTCATCTTCTAAACCAGATCTGTAGCCATTCTTTATTGCGTGTCTTCTACGTTCACTGGTGGTTGCCATATCTCGCCCTCTGTACGTCTAAGCCATAGTAGCCTAGCATTCTCTATTACCCTATCTACATCACC